GGTGGCCGCGCGTGTGCATAAAAACGCTAGCGAGTGGCGTCTGCATTTAGCTTCTTGCGCCACCTATTACGATGAGAGCGTAAAGTGAAACTTACCGTGACCGAATATGCGGAGTATCGTAAGAAGAAAGGGTGGCGCGGTACGTCGCGAAGGGCCGTCTACGATGCCATTGACAAAGGATGGATAAAGCGCGGTCGCGACGGCCGGATTGATGTTGAGGCGGCAGACCGGCAATGGGCCAGCCAAAGCCGTTCAAGAAGCGACGGACAGAGCGTTGGTTCTGATGCCGTCGAAGCGGCCGACCTTAACTACCACCGAGCACGCAAAGAGAAAGAGCTCGCTGACAAAGTGGAGCTTGAGAACGCCGAACGCCGTGGCGAGCTGGTAGAGCGGAAAGCGGTTGAGTCAAAGTGGTTCGCACTCGCGCGCGCGACCCGTGACCGAATGCTCGGCTTGGCTGACCGATGTGCGGGCCAGGTGGCGATGATGGCAAGTGAGCACGAATGCCGCGTCTTTCTCGAACGCGAGATACGCGATGCGCTTCGCGAGCTCGCAGAGACCCTTGCCGATGAGTGAGCAAAAGTGCTGGCGGCCTGGGTGCGATAAACCGGCAACGCATCGCGTTCAATGGACCGAAGGCGGCACGGTTGGCGATGCTTTCTTGCAACTCTATTGCACAGCTCACGCGGTGGAATATCTAAGCGCTCAACCCTGGCAGGCTGGAAAGCCAGAGGTAAGCCGTGGCGACGAATGACACCAGCGACCTGGCGCAAGCCTTCTGCAAAGGGCTTGACACGCCACCGCTTCAGACCGTTACGGAGTGGGCAGAGGCCAATCGCTTTCTTGACAGCCGGACTAGCGCGGAGCCTGGCAGGTATCGGCCAGACCGGACACCGTATGCCGTTGAGCCTATGGACAAACTGAGCGCGCACGATGACACCGAACAAGTGGTGCTGATGTGGGCAGCGCAGGTGGGGAAGACAGAGATAGGCAACAATTGGCTTGGCTCCATCATCGATTACAGCCCCGGACCGACCTTGGCCGTTCAATCGACGGTTGACCTGGCCAACGACTTCAGCAAGCAACGGATCGCGCCGATGATTGAGCTCTCGCCGGCTCTTCGGGATAAGGTAGCGCCACCGCGCTCAAGAGACTCAAGCAACACGCTCCGCAACAAAGAGTTTGCCGGTGGTGCGCTGTATATCGTGGGGGCCAATGCGCCAGCCGGTCTTCGCTCAAAGCCCATTCGCTTTGTGTTCTTCGATGAGGTTGATAGTTATCCGCTGGATGCCGGTGGTGAAGGCGATCCGATTGACCTAGCCATGAAGCGGACCGCGACCTTTCGCAATCGAAAGATTCTGATGACGAGCACGCCAACCATCAAGGGTGAATCACGCATCGAAGCGGCCTTTGCGGAAAGCGACCAGCGGCGGTATGAAATCCCATGCCCACGTTGCGGAACCTTTCAAGCGCTGGTCTGGAAGCAAGTCAAGTGGCCCAAAGACCGGCCGGAAGACGCAAGTTATCAATGCATTGAGTGTGAAATGCTCATCAATGACGCGGAGAAGGCCAAGGCATTGGCGCAAGGTCATTGGCAGGAAACGGCCGAAAGCGCGCGCGGTATCGCCGGCTATCACCTTTCGGCGCTCTATTCGCCATGGGTCCGTTTTGGCGAGCTGGCCAAAGAGTTTCGGGCGAGCGCCAAAGACCCCGTTCGCCTTCAGGTCTTCGTCAACACGCGGTTGGCAGAGACCTTTGAAGACCAAGGTGAAGCGGTGGACGGTCACAGCTTGCTTGGCAGGCGTGAGCCTTTCGGCGTGGAGGCCAAGCGGACCGGCAAGGGTCCGGAAGTGCCGGCTGGCGTGCTCTGGCTAACCTGCGCGGTCGATACCCAAGACGACCGGCTTGAAGCGCTGGTGGTCGGCTGGGGGGCTGGCGAAGAGTGCTACGTGATTGACCACCGGGTGTGGTACGGAGACCCGGCCGCGCATTCAGGCCAATCGCCAGAGGGGGTATGGGCAGAGCTCGACATCTACCTTGGCCGGGAGTGGCTCCACGAGGGCGGAAACCTGATGCGGCTGCAAGCCACTTGTGTCGATTCAGGTGGGCACCACGCTTCAGCCGTTCGGACCTTCGCCAAACAAAGGGCAGGCCGTAACGTGTGGGCCATCGTGGGAAGCCGCACCAGTACAGACCCGATATGGCCAAAGAAGCCGAAAAAGACCAAGGTCGGGCTTTTCTATCGGGTCGGCGTAGGTGAAGCCAAGTGGAAGGTGTACCGCCGCTTACGGATACCGGAGGCCGGCGCGGGGTATGTTCACTTCAGCGATTCGCTTGACGGTGCATGGTTTGAGCAGCTCACCGTGGAGAAACGCCGGACGCGATACGTCAAAGGCCGGCCGGTGCATTATTGGTGGAAGCCGGACCATGCGAGGAATGAAGCCTTTGACCTGATGGTGTATAACGTCGCAGCGCTTCACGGTCTCTATCTTGGCGGGCGCAATCTCGAGCAAGCGGCCAAGCGCGCGGCGAGCGCCAGCACCAAGAAACGGACAAAAGCGAAGGTGGCCGACATCCGCCCAAAGTACAGCGAGCAAGCGTCCAAGAGAAGGCCGAAGCGGGGCGGCTACTTGAGGCGCTAGCGATTGACAACGAGCGCCTTGAAGCATATTGTTAGGCCTATGTATACAGCCGAAGACCTGGCCAACTTGGAAGCCGCCATCAAGAAAGGCGTGACCCGTGTTCGCATTGGCGATCAAGAGGTTCAATATCAAAGCCTGTCCGATATGCGCAAGCTGGCATCGCGTATGCGGCGCGACATCGCCAAGACTCCGCGCGTTTACCGCGCCAGACCTTCAAGGGGCTGATGATGTGGCCATTTAAGAAGCGCGATAAGAAGCCAAGCAAAGCCGCAGAAAAGCAAGCGTATGCGCTAGGCTTTGCGGAAGGCCACAAGCGGACGTACTACAACGCGGCGAAGGCTGGCAGGCGTACGTCGAAGTGGGGGGAACGCGCGAGCTCTGCTAACGCCGTGACCAGCGCTAACGGGCGAAAGCTCCGCGAGCGGGCGCGGCATCAGATTCGCAATAGTCCGCACGCAAATAAAGCGAAACTGATGTTTGTTTCATCGGTGGTGGGCGAAGGCATCCGGCCGCAGGTGCGGACAGGCAACCCGGAGCTCGACATTGAAGCCGAACGGCTTTGGCATGAGTGGACGAAAGTGTGCGATGCCGATGGCCGGCATGACTTCTACGGGCTTCAGCGGCTCATTGCCGGCACCATTCCCGGCGATGGCGAATGCCTGATACGGCGAAGGCCGCGCCGGACCGAAGATGGCATGTCCGTGCCGCTTCAACTTGAAGTTCTCGAGGCCGATTACCTAGACGAAAGCCGGACCGATATGGTGGGTCGTGGTCGCATTGTTCAAGGCGTGGAGTTCAACGCGCTAGGGCGGCGGGTGGCATACTGGCTCTTCAAGTACCATCCGCACGATGTGAGCAGCCCAAGCAATTCGATGATGGGCATCACATCAAGCCGAATCCGCGCGAGCGAGATTGCCCACGTCTACTATTGCGACCGACCTGGCCAAGCTCGAGGCGTGCCTTGGCTGGCACCGGTCATGATGCTCTTGGAAGACCTTGAAGCATACGTTGACGCGGAAGTGCTCCGCAAGCGCGTGGAAGCCTGCATGGTGGGTATCTACAAGGGAGATCTTCAGCATTGGGCGCCGGCCTATGACGGTGAGACCGGAGACATTGAAAGCGTCCAACCGATTCGCGATGCCGATGGCGTGCCGATGGGCGATCTCCAACCTGGCGAGATTTACCACATCGACCACGAAGCGGACCTGAGCATTCACCAACCATCGGTTGTGACAGGTATTGAAGAGTTCTTACGAGTCACGCAACGGAGCATCGCCACCGGGCTCGGTATGACGTATGAACTTTTGGCCGGCGACTTGTCCAAGGTCAACTTCTCGAGCATCCGCGCCGGAAACATTGAATGGCGCCGCTTGGCGCGCCAGCTCGCGCAAGGTCTCATCGTGCGTCAGGTATGCGAGCCGGTGTGGCGCTGGTGGCTATCGATGGCCATTGCTTCCGGTGCTTTGCCCGAGGGCGTTGAATATCGGGTTGATTGGATTGCGCCGCATCATGAAGAGATCGACCGCGTGAAAGACCTCCAAGCCGACGTGCTTGGTCTTTCTAGCGGTCTCTACACCATGAGCGAGACGCTGAAGCGACGTGGGAAAGACTTTGACCAACATGTTGAGGAATTGGCCAATGAACGCGAGCGCCTTGGCGCCGATGGCGTGGCTTTGGATTGGCTACCAGAAGAAGAGCCACCGGCCGAAGACGCTGCGGTAACGGCCATCGAAGGCGTGGCATAGTGGCTGACTGTATCGAAAGCAGCATCGTGGAAGTTCCGGTGGTAGTGTCCACCGTGGGCAAGCCGGTGGTGTGCTCTTCGGTACAGGTGGCCGGTGGCCCGGTTGCGGTTGGAACGGTTGGCGATACCACAAGCAAGGTCATCGTGGACCGCTACGTGGTGAACTACACGCAACCCGGACCGGTTTATGCTGGCACCGGATTGACCAAGACCGGCAGCACCATCGATGTCAATGCGGCCAACGCTTCAATCATCGTCAACCCTGACGATATCGAAGTGGGCTACGGTGGCACGCTTGATGTCCAGCCGCTTGGAGCGGTGGACGCTGGTGCGAACGACCAGGCCGCGCGCATCGACCATCGCCACAACCACGGCGACCTAAGCGCGGAGCTCGCCACGCATCATACGGCAAGCCAAGTATCGGTATCTGGCACATATCCCGAGATAGGAAGCCCCGGCGACGTTGAAGCCGCGCTGGCGCAGATTGACCTTGTGGCCGGCAGCATCGGCCAGACTGACACGGTGGCCGGTGCTAACGGAGTGCAAAACACCGGCAATGATGTCAATGCGGTTATTGAGCCGATTTATGGCACAACCGCGAACACGGTTACCGAAGGCAATGACCCAAGGCTAAGCGACGGGCGAGCTCCGATCGGGCCGGCTGGTGGCCAGCTCGCCGGAACGTATCCGAATCCCACGGTGGTTGATGGTGCTGATGGTTCGGCCATCCACGATGACATAGCGGGCGAGATTGCGGCTATTGCGTTGAAAGCCGTGCCAGGCGCTTCGGATGTGCTAGTCATCGAAGACGCTTCAGCGGCGAACGCAAAGAAGCGCATCACCATTGGTTCGCTTCCAACTCCCGCGCCAGGGGGCCAGACGGATACCGTGACCGGTGCCAATGGCGTCCAAAACACCGGCGACAACATCAACGCCGTGCTCGAGCCAGTCTTTGGCGCGGTGGCTAACACCGTGACCGAGGGCAACGATCCAAGGCTAAGCGATGCCCGTATTCCCACCGGGGCAGCCGGTGGCGAGCTCGCCGGAACGTATCCGAACCCGACGGTGGTGGATGGCGCCGATGGTTCGGCCATCCATCGGAACTTGAGCGGCGAAATAGCGACCATACCGACCAAGGCCACGCCAACCGGCGCGGACCTTTTAGTGATTGAAGACGCGGCAGCGGCGAACGCAAAGAAGAGCATCACGCTTGCTTCTTTGCCGTATCCAGCGCCAGGCGGCCAGACCGATACCGTGGCCGGCGCCAATGGCATAACGAATAGCGGCGACAACATCAACGCCGTGCTCGAGCCGATTTATGGCTCAACCGCTAACACGGTCACCGAAGGCAATGATGCCCGGTTGAGTGATGCGCGCATTCCCACCGGTCCGGCTGGTGGCCAGCTTTCCGGCACGTATCCGA